TAGCCAAAAGTGATTGCAGTTGCAATTGGCTTTATTAGCCGTATCACTTTTGTATGGAGGTTTAGCTATGGCTGAGACTCGATATCGGTACCGGTTGGGCGGTCTTCTTTACGATGTAAAGAATACGCCCGCTTCTGTGACTCCCCCGATTCATTTGGGGCAGTTTAGAGATAAACTGGTTGTATATCACAACGGAGTTCCAGAAGACGCTGGATGGGGTAACCCATACAACGTCCAGTCCTACACGCCAATGGCCACATGGTCCACGTTCGAGCAGACCTATGATGAACTTCATCATAGATCCAAGGGTCAGGCTCCGCCGAAGGTAAAATATCGGCAGGGTTATAACCCTGAAGTCTCTTACTGGGACACAGGTGGTCCATTTTTGAGCATGAAAATCGACAATGGCATCCCTACTTCGGGAGTCATTGGTTCAGGCGTTTACTTTAATTACAACGGATCCAAAAAGTACGAGGGCGGCTTTATGCCGCCTGTCGATGCTCTTTGGGGATCGGGCTGGTGGGGATTAGGATCCGCATCCATCTTCTCCAGTAGTAACAATCAGTATTTGCCTGATATCTCTGCCTACTTTGACCGGGTTTGGCGATCAGCCAAACCCAAGTTGGAACTTGCCAGTCTGTACGTGTTTCTCCGAGAAATCGGGGACACGGTACCCATGTTGAAAACCACAGCCGAGCTCTTCGGAACTCGGTTCAAGGACATGACTAATGTTGTCTATATTAAAGGCAAATTAGATGATGTCGTGATTTCTCATGGTAGTAACCTGGAATCTAAGAAAATGGTTCCTCAGTTACTGGCTGACAACTACATCAACCAAGAATTTGGTTGGCTTCCGTTCCTCGGTGATCTGAAAGCTTTCTTTCAGACTTACCTAGATGCTCGCGATTTCATTCTTCATTTGACGAATGAAAACGGCAAGTGGGTTCGGAAAAAGGTCAAAGTGCCTATTGAGCGGTCTTCGACGGTTTTAACGGATGTAGTTCTACCGTATGACTCTACGAGTTATTCGGTTCCCTGCTTTCCGGTTAATTTTCCCTCGGAGTTTTTCCAAATGCCTCCGTCGTGGAATCTTACTGAGGTTGTCGAAACCACAGTTTCCGCGTCGGGGAAATTTAGATTTTACCGCCCTGAATTTGATATTACGCTACCGGACTATCAGTCCGCCTGGAATCAGGTAATGAGAGCCGTTAAGATTTACGGCCTCAGTGTTAGCCCATATCATATTTGGCAAGCTACACCTTGGACGTGGCTCCTCGATTGGGTGTCGAATATAGGGTCGTATTTACAACGATTCTCCGACACTCTAGAGGACGAAGTTGCCGCGTCCTACTTTTTCGTCACTGCACATCGAACCGTGGAAAGGATCTTTACTATAAAGCTTCCTTTCTATAGCGGTCTCGAAACACTCGTATTTAAGAGACGTTTTGTCTCTAAACAGAGAGTCAGTGCCGATAGTCCATACGGATTTAGCCTTTCCTGGGATCGTTTGGATCCTAGGAAATTAGCAATCCTGGCTTCGCTCGGTATATCGCGTAATAGCTTTACACACGGGCGCTAGGATATCCTCTAGTTCTATTCAGCGGCTTGTTCTACCGGGAACAGAACGGGTCAGCGAACTAGATTAACAAAACCCCAATAACTCTGGAGTAGTCAATCATGTTAACCGATCCACAATCTATCACCATCAGTGGTGTCGCGAAGTCTATGCCGAAGATTTTGGCACAAGGATTAAAATCCGTGTACCAATCCAACGACAAAGCTTACACTCTCACGATATCACATCAAGAGAGTGGCAAGAAGGTTCGAACACTTGTTCGTTTCGACTTGCGCGCAGTGAAAGCCGATCCGCTGACTTCAGCGAATAATTGGGAGACACTCAGTTTTCAGACTGTCATTGATCGACCCTTAACGGGTTTTTCAGTGACGGACCTAACTGACCACATAACCGGGTTTAAAACCTGGTTTGATAACACCCTTGTTGGTAAACTGTATGGGGAGGAATCGTGAAAACAATTTCTCCACTTCCAGTACCATCTCCAACGCAAAAGGAG